ATCGCGGTCGGGGGGGTGGGGTTATTGTAATTGGTCAGAACGCCCCCATAAAAAAATATTACAAATGGTCCCTCCTGAAAGGAGAACGTAGAACATAGTTGAAGAAGACATTGAAACATAGTTGAACAAATGTCTTGACAGAAATTTTGGGGGCTCAGTACAATCCATACGCAAGCGAAGGATAATGCTTAAAGACTTTTTTTCATTGTTTTTGTTTGGCATTTCATGTCTAAATTGTTTCAAGTATGAGCATAGAAAACATCAGCCCCGTCCTGTTGTCCTCACTAGTGGACAGTGATTGTCGCACCCTAGAGGCGCGGGAGCCGACGAAGGCTATGCTGTGCTTGGAGCAACTAGCGGAGGGGAATACATGGGAGGAGATAGCTGAGGCTACGGGCTTCTCGTTCAATCAGATTAGTAAGGTAAAGGCGCGGCATGAGGTGGCCATTGAGGTGAGACGGAAGCAGTTGGCGGCTGATGGATTTGAGATGGCAGAGGGACTGAGGTTGTTGGCTAAACAGAAGCTAGAGATGCTGGCGAACAACCCAGACGCTTTGGCTAAGGTGAACATTCGAGACTTGGTTCTTTCCTATGGAATAGCCGTGGATAAGGGTATGCAGGCTCTAGGTGAGAACAAGGTGGTGGTGGAGCATAAGGCCGGGAAGCCTAGCTTGGAGGATGCTATGAAGGCTATAGCGGATGCTAGGGCCGCGCTTCAGAAGGAGGCCATCAGCATATGATTTGGAGGAAACACGCCATTCTCACGCCACCAACCAATGAGGAAATGGCGCGAATGCAGCCGGAGGCTCTAGCCTCGCTCTACGACATCTATCATCAGGCAATAGAGAACAGCATCCGAGACCCTTACAGGTATGGCTTTAAGCTCCCGCATTGGAAGAAAGCTGAGGAGTTGTTAGAATCTTTCAATGAACTACTTGTGAGCGGCGGCAATAGATCGTCTAAGACGACTTGGGCAGCGACGGCGGTGGTGAAAGCAGCAATGGACAATCCCGGTAGTGTGATTATGTGCTTCGCCCAGAACGCAGACGTTTCCATTAGACAACAACAAAGCGCAATATATGATGCACTCCCAGAAGAACTTAGGAAGAAAACGCTTAGTGCTGAAGAGAACATTAGCTACACGCGGAAGAACGGCTTCTCGAAAAGCAGCCTCATCCTCCCCGGCACGAAGAGCCACATCATCTTCAAGACCTATGCTCAGTTTCTTAACAACGATACTATTCTGGAAGGAGCGGAGCTGGGCAGCCGTGAACCGGTATGGCTCAATCTTGGGGCTTGGTGTGATGAATACCTTATTGGCCCTGAGCTACTACGCACTCTGCGCTTTAGATTGGCTACCCGTAACGCCAAAATCATTGTTACGTTCACTCCGATTGACGGTTACACGGAAGTGGTTAGAGACTACCTTGAGAAAGCAAGAACAGTAGAAACCAAACTAGCGGAGCTTCTCAATGATAGACCTGTGCCGTTTGTTCAACACGCTGCGAATGGAAACAGCGCGATCATTTATTTCCATTCAAAGGACAATCCGTTTGGTGGGTATGATCGTATTGCTCAGGACTTACAAGGCAGGGGCGAAGAAGAAATCCTGACGCGAGCCTACGGCGTTCCCACCAAGAGTGCGTCAACTAGGTTCCCTATGTTCTCACGGGAGGTTAATGTCATACCACATGACAAGATACCGCGTGAAAATGTTACACGTTACATGGTCTTAGACCCGGCTGGGCGCAAGAACTGGTTTATGTGTTGGATAGCTGTGGATGAGAGCGAGACCTACTACGTCTATCGTGAGTGGCCGGATGTGAACGTAGGGGACTGGGCCAAGTGGCATGGAGGACGATGGATAGGAGGAGATGGTAGCAAGGGGCTTGGCTACGGCATTAAGAACTACGTTGACTTAATTATCCGGTCTGAGTCGGACGACAAGGAGGAGATACTGGACAGGCTCATTGACCCGCGCCTTGGCGCAGCCAAGTATCAATCGCAGAACGGGGCGAGTTCGATCATCGAAGACTTGGCTGACAACGGGCTGACGTTTAATCCTGCTCCCGGTTTGGACATTGAGGACGGCATCCAAGCCATCCAAAGCAAGATGGCTTACAATCGTAAGGCTAAGATGGATAGCCTCAACCGCCCACGCTTCTATGTTTCAGAGAATTGCCAGAACATCATCACTGCCCTTCAGGAATACACGGGAGACGGCGGAACAGATGAAGCATGGAAAGACCCAATAGATGTCATCCGCTATGCGTGCATTGACGGCATACGCTGGATGGATAAGACAATACAACAACCAAAACGAAGGAGCGGATACTAATGGCTAAAGTAAAAATCATCACGCTGGCCGACAGGCTGGGCAAGACAGTTAACGAGCTGCTTAAAATTAAAGCGGCAAAACTAAAGGAGGGGTTGCACTACTCCGGCTACGGAAAGAACACCTACCTCACCGAAGAAGCCGTAGAGTTAATTGAGCTATCGCTTGAGGCTCCGCTTGCTGTTCCAAACAAAATTAGGGCAACAGTGTTGATGGAAGCCCGCAATCCACGATGGGTTTACGCAAAGCTAGAGGGGCATGAAGGCAAGGTGCCTGTTGCAATCCCTCGCAAACTCCGTGGTAAGCTGTTGGGCAAACGAATAAATGTTGACGCAATTACAGACTCATCCGGTGGAACTACCTATCGCCATGAAATGCTTGGAGATTGATATTACATTGGACCGTAAGTGGCAGGATGAACAAATTGATCGTCTGTTGGGTTTTGAAATTTTGCAACGAACACTTCACGCTGAATACCAACCGATTGAAGCTGCTGTCCTAGCGGATAAAGTAGCAATTGATAAGGGTGCAGCTTACCGCATCATTCGCGCTATTGGACAAAATCTAAATGGAAAACGATAATCAAGAAGCACTTATTTACGTTCAGGATAAGCCAAATGTTATGGCTATCCGTAATGCGTATGAACGCACTACCACTGACCTCAATTTCTATTTTGACCAGTGTGCCGACGCCTATGACAACCGGCGCAACTTGTGGTCGGGCAAGTCCGAGGATTTACGCAAGGGTGGAAGCGATGCCTTCCCATGGAAGGGTGCATCCGATCAGGAGGCTCATGTCATTAACGAGCGCATCAATCGTTATGTGGCAATGTTTATGTCTTCGCTTAACCGCGCAAACATTCGCGCCTATCCGGTTGAGTCTGGCGACATTGGCCGCGCCCGCGTTACTAGTGCTTTCTTAAAGTGGATGGTGGCTAGTTACATTCCTCAGTTTAAACGGCAAATGGAACTTGGGGCCAACTACCTCCTTGAGCGTGGCATCATGATTACCTATGTGGGCTGGCAGAAGGAAGACCGCATCTTCAAGCAGAAGCTAACACTAGATCAGCTTCAGCAAGTTAGTCCCGATTTGGTTAAAGCCATCTTGGAAAAAAAGTCCGACGACCAATTGGTTGAGCTTTTGAAAGGTCAATTCAACGGAATGACTGACAAGAAAGCCAAGCGTGCATTGAATGATTTGCGTAAGACTGGTAATGCTGAGTTCCCCATCATTCGGCGCAGCGTAGATTGCCCAATGGTTCAGGCTATTGCCCCTGATGGAGATGTTCTGTTTCCGTCCTACACCACCGACCCACAGAAAGTTCCCTATTGCTTCTGGCGTGTGTTGATGAGTGCCCAGCAGCTCAAGAATAAAATTGCAACAGAGGGCTGGGATGAGAGCTGGGTTGATTATGTGATTGAAAATTGCGGCGAAGAAGGCGACCCAATCAACAACAATAACAACAACACCAATTTCACCTACAAATCCACGACGTATGACGCCAGTGAGTTGTTTGAAGTGATTTATTGCTACCAACGCCTAGTCGATGAGGACAACGCGGAAGGTATCTATTGCACCGTTTTCCATAGAAACGTAATTGGTAAGCAAAACGTAGAGGATTATGCAAAGCATGAGCTTCTGAATGGCTACGAAGACTACCCGTTTGTTGTAACAAAGATTAGCGAGGACAACAAACGTCTCTACGATCTCCAGAGTTTTGCTGATTTGCTCAAAGGTATCCAGTGGCAAACAAAGGTTGAGCGCGATAGCCGCACGGACCGCAACTCGCTTGCTACCCTTCCGTGGATTGAGCATCCAATGGGCTTCCCGCCTAGCGATATTCGTCCCGGTGGCCTCCTGCCCTATCGTCGCCAAGGGGAGATTCGTTACGGCCCAACGCCACAATACAATCCCGGCTCGGTGGAGATGGAAAACACCCTGCTTACGCAAGCCGACAAGCTAATTGGTCTGGATGTTGGTAATCCCTTGTCCACAATTCAGCAGCAGTATTTCGTGGATAAGTTCCTGACCCACGTTAAGGACGTTCTGCGCCTGTCATACAAGTGCTATCAACGCTTTGGCCCAGATCAAGTGTTCTTCCGCGTAACAGGCGTTTCCGACCCACAGAAGTTTAGCAAGGGAGACCCCAATGAAAACTTCGACATCATCATCAACTATGACGTTTTGCACAACGACCCAGACAACGTGGAAACACAGCTTGGTCAGTTTGTCCAATTGATGCAACTTGATAGAAATGGCCGCATTGACGTTGATGCCTTGCTTGAAATTAGCGGCTCAGCCATCAATCCAGTTATTGCGGACGCTATCCTGCGTCCACGCGAGCAAGCTCAAGAGCAAGTGGTCAAACAGGTCACAGATGACTTGTCTAAGATTTACGCTGGCATTGAGGTGGGCGCACGTCCTAATGGTGCTCAAATCGCTATGCAGGTTCTTCAGCAATACAGCCAGCAGCCTGACGTTATGCAGCGTTTACAGCAGGATAAGGCATTTGCGGCTCGCTTCCAGAAGTATGCCCAGCAATACCAGTTCCAAATGCAGCAAACTCAGAACGCTGAGATTGGTCGCATTGGAACAGCTCCCGCAGAAATGGGCGGAATGCAAACACAGGGTATGCAGCAAGCTCCTTCGGGTATGGCCCCCGGCCCTCAACAATACTAATTCATGGACATTAAAAAACTAGAACAGCTTTCGCACAACGAAACCTTTGTTGATTTCCTTGAAGAAATTCACAGCACACGCGAAGCTCTCATTCAACAGCTTCATGACGTAAGTGCCGATAGAATTCAGCAGATTAGCGGACGTATTCTCCAATGCGACGAAATCCTCGTAGCTGGTGGCTTCAACACCATCCAGCTGCGACGGATGGGGAGATAGTGGAGCCCCCGATAGGGATTGAACCTACGACAGCCAGTTTACAAAACTGGTGCTCTACCACTGAGCTACAAGGGCGTTTAATGTTTCTCCATGCCTAGTCGCAAAATAGCAAACAAAATCTTTGCTATGATGGCCCCACGCAATCGCTGTGGCGTAAAGTCAGCGGAAAACAATAATATGTCTAATGTCGCACCGTCCGCCGCTGGGGACGATAAATCAACAGTGAGTAATGATAAGTCTAACATCACGATGAATGAATATGCTGTTCGTCGTTTGGGTGAGCTTAAAGCCAAGCCTCCGGCTCCTGTAACACAGAAGCAAGAGATTGACGAAGAGCCCACTATTAAGGCCGCGCCAGCGGAAGAGGAAAATACTGAATCGCCAGACCCACAGGAAGGTGGCGAAGCTCAGGATTCAACCAACACCAAAGGCAAGGATGTTCTTTCACAACTTGACCTAACGGAATTGTCAGATGATGACATTGCCGAGCTTGCTCAAAAGGGTAAATCTGGTCTGCTTAAACGCATTGCGGAACTTACGGCCAAACGAAAAATGGCCGAGGAACGCATGGCGCAAATGGAGTCCTATCTCCAACAACAGAGCAATAAAACCGCCCTTGAGCCAAAGGTTGAGAACAACCCCTACGAACACATCAAAACTGCGGACGAACTCAGTAAACAATCTGAGCAAGTTAACGAAGTAATTGAGTGGGCTGAGGATGTTCTTGATAAAGCCGAGACTCTTGGATATGAGGATATTGCCGCCAGTGTGGATGGCAAAGACCTTACCAAAGCTGAGGTAAAAGATCATTTGCGTCGTGCAAGAAAAGCACGGGACAAATATCTTCCTGCCCAGCAAAAGGAGTTGAACGCCAAGGAACAGCGCAAGTCGCTACGTTCCGCCTTTCAGAACCAAGCTGCAAAAGAGTTGGATTGGCTGTCTTCGCAAGAGGACAACGATGTTCGTCGCCAATACCAAGCAATGATGTCCGACCCACGCCTCAAAAACATTGAGGATGTGATGCCGGAAATTGCTCCACAACTCCCATACCTGTTGGCGCACGCCGCTAACTCGTTGTATGGCCGCAAACTCATCAGTCTTGATAAGCCCGGTCACAAGGTCAATCCGCCCGGTAGTCCCGATCTATATGCCGCACCCAATGAGCGGCCAGTAGTAAAGGGCGAAAAGGCCGTGAAAGACGCTCGAACGCGCCTTATGGACTCAGGAAGCATAGGCGACTATATTGCCTTCCGCACCCTTCAAAAAACTAAACGCAAGTAAACTTTTAATAATATGGCCTTTTCTAATACCTACGATACAACTAATCCCGGCTCCGCCGTTTCTAACCGCGAAGACCTCACAGACGTTCTGACAATCCTCGCTCCCGAGGAGACACCAGTTCTTTCGTCCGCCTCCAAATCCAAAGCTACCGCTACCTACGTTGAGTGGACTGTCGATAGCCTTGCCGCTCCCACTACAACGGGCGTTGCTGAAGGTGCAGACGTTACCTCATTCACGGACAAATTCTCCAACCGCGCTCGCCTTGGTAACTATATCCAAAAGTTCCGCCGCGACTACATGGTTAGCGATTTGCAGAACGCTGTTGACAGCGTTGGTCCAGCAAAGATTGCCCAAGCTGAGGCAAAATCGGTACGCGAAATCAAGCGCGACATCGAGGCTACTCTCTGCTCTAACAACGACCGTTCGATTGAGGACGGCGCGGGCACGCCATACGGCCTTCGTGGTCTTGGCGACTGGATTGATAGCGCAGGTCCAGCAGACGTTCCAGCGGCCTATCGCACCCCAGCGGGTTCGATTCAGGGCTCCGGCACGACCTTTACGGAAACCGTTTTCAATAACCTCATCACCAGCATCTTCCGCGTTACTGGCATGAGCAACGGTTTGACGCTTGTTGCTGACACGTCGCTCCGTCGGGTTATCAGCGACTTCGCTCGCACCTCGGGTAGCTCGGACTACTCGGTTCGCAAAGTTAGCTATGATGGCGGCGAGGCGTCGATTAAGCTGTCGGTTGAACTCTACGAGTCCGACCATGGCATCGTGTCCATCGTCAACATGAATCCTGATTGCGCTCCTGATACGACCAACAAGGATACCGGCTACTTGGTTAACCCCGAGTATTACGGCATTGCTGAACTCATCCCAACTGGCTCGACCCGTCTCCCTAACCTTGGTGGTGGCGAACGCGGCTACGTTGATTGCGCCTTGACTCTCATCGTGAAACACCCCGGTGCTCACGGCAAGATCACTGCCCTCACATAATCCAACGAAAGGAATACCAATATGCCTAAACTGACAGTAAATGAAAGCGCGTTCGGGATGACCGACGAGCTTGTTATCGACTTCACAGCCTTCTCGGTTGCCAATGCTGGCGTTTTGGCTGACAACGCGACCAAGACATTCACGTATGTTATTCCAGCCGGAACTATGGTTACGGATGTCTCGGCCTACCTGATGACTGCGTTCGACGACAGCGGCGGCGGCGATGAGCTGAACGTTATTGTTGGCGACGGCACGGACGATGATGGCTTTCTGACAACTGCGGCCCTGCACGTTGACCAGACTGAAATCACCTACGTTGCTGACACGGGTGCATACATCGACAATGAGAACGGCAAGGTTTACACCGCAGCCGACACCATTGATCTGAAGTTCACCCCCAACGTCTCGACTGGTACGGATTACTCGCTCAACGAGCTCACCGCTGGTCAGGTGAAGTTTAAGTTCCGCTTGGTTAGTCTCGCCTAAGCCAACTTTTTAGTTGTGTTAAACTTGGCCACCTCTTAACTGGGGTGGCCAATTTCGTTTTGCATGAATATCATCAATAAACCAAAAACCTATTCCAAAGAAGAAATTGATAACGAGCTTATCAACATCGTGAAAGAGAGTCTTGCGGAAGAAAAGGCAACGGAGTTTGAGCGCACCAACGTAGCTCGCGCACAAGCCTCTGTGATGAAAAACCACAAGAGTGTTCCCGGCTTGGGGAAGTGCATAGGTGTTATGCCGGGACGTGAGTATTTCCGGCTTGTGAAGAAATACGGATACGAGACGGTTCACAGCAAAGATTTCATGCGATTCTTCAACAAGAAGATGCCTGAACTTTCCCCCAATAGAGTTTAATGAAAAACAAGTCATATTCCGAGTTGCTAGCACTTGTCCAAGCTCTTTCGGGCGTGGATGCGTTCACTGTGCTTGAACAATCGAAAGTGTTGGCAATGGCCAATCGTCGCTTGTATGAGGCGTATGACTTCAGCCCAACATGGCCGCGATACATCGTGGGCGCACAGGTGAGGCCAGCTACAAATAATCTAATTGCCCGTGAATACGATCATGTTGCTGGAATTAGAACATCGTCGTCTGCTTCGCGTAACGGGACAACGGTTACAATCGTTTGCACGGCCTCTATCAGCTTTGTTGCTGGAATGACTGTTGTTGTGTCAGGGCTCACTGGAACGGTTAGCCCCAATGGAACTCAAACAGTTGTAAGCATTGAAACAACCAACCTGAGTAACGACACATTTACTTACAGCCTTGCATCCGGAACAGGGGTTGAGACGTATAGCGCTACCGCCACCGTGTCCCCTGTGGCCATTGACGACATCTCGGACTACAACCGTATCTGGAACGCCAATCCTTTTGGCACAAACCCATCCTACGAATACGACTTCTTTGTTGATAGCAATGGCGCGACAGTCATTAACAACGCGACAGGAAACCTCGGGTTTTGGGTTGGCTACAAGAAGGAATGGCCCGGTCCATACACCACCGCTGCGGTTGATATTCCACTAGAGTTCTTTCACTATGCAGCCCACGCTACCTATGCCGATTTCCTTCGTATGGACGGTCAGGTTGACAAGGCTATTGCCGAAGAACAAATTGCCATGAGCTACCTTATGCTAGAGTTGAGCAAGGCCCAGAATCAGCGCAATAACAACTTCTTGTTTCGCCGTATTTCTACCTACGTTTCAACACAATCACGCTAATGAATAACTCCCTTGTTGTTAATCTCTATCCGTCTCCAACCGGGGAGGCCGACGAACGCCTTGCTGTAAGCACAGCGGCAGTTGCTCTTACGAATGTCTGGTCTTCGTCCAAGACGAAATACATCCTAATTGATATTCAGGGTGACGATGTTATGGTGACTTTTGATGGTAGCACACCTACCGCTACGAATGGTCATTTGTTCAAGAAACTGACGCCTCCGTTTTTCTGGAATAAGAGCACGGCTCTTGCGGCTAAGTTTATCCGCGCTGCTTCTACGGATGCTTCGGTTCACGCAACCCCATTCACTGTCTAACCATGTCAAACTCACGCATAGTTAACGGACCAATGCAGGTGCTTCCGGTTAGCGGAACATCCATGCGAACGCTTTCGGTTGGAGCAACAGCCACCAACTTTATTGCTGCTGCCCTCAATCCAAACACAAGTCACGTCTATTGGACGCTAGAGGGCGCAGACATTCGCCTTACCATTGATGGCTCAACCCCAACAGCTCTGGCTGGACACATCTTCAAAGATGGTAATAGCGGTATTTGGAGCGCGGGCTGGGCAAAGAACGCCAAAGTCATTGCGGTTAGCGGAACGGGCGTGTTTACGATTAGCGAACTCAACTACATTTAACCATGTCCGGCATTTTTGACCAAATCATCAACTATTCTCCCCCGCTAATTGTTAGCGGCACGGTCAATTATAAGGGGACATGGAATGCTTCTACGAACACTCCAACGCTAATTGACCCGCCAGTTGCATCAACTAAGGGCGACTACTACGTTGTAAGCACGGCTGGAACACAGTTTAGCATTACGTTTGGCGTCGGTGACTGGATTATCAGCAACGGCACAGCTTGGGAAAAGGTGGATTTGACGGACGCTGTTTCTAGCGTGTTTGGGCGCACAGGCGCGGTGGTAGGTGTAAGCACCGACTATTCCGCTGTTGGCATTACAAACACGGCTGTTGGGGCAGCAAACCCATCTTCTGGGGCTTTTACCAGTCTTTCGTCCTCTAGCACAACTACGCTTAACGGAACAACGATTCCGGCCTCCAAGACCTTGGTGGTAACGACGGACAAACTTTCGGCTTTAGCAGCCACGACTTCGGCAGAACTTGCCGGTGTGATTAGCGACGAAACGGGCTCTGGTGCGCTTGTGTTTGCCAATTCCCCAACCCTCGTCACGCCAGCTCTGGGCACTCCTTCAAGCGGCACGGTCACGAACCTGACGGGCACGGCCTCAATCAACATCAACGGCACGGTGGGAGCCACGACGCCGAGCACCTTGTCAGCAACAACTGGACTATTTACTGGCGACATTACGCGCAATGGCGCAGTTAGTGTTCGCGCTATCAAATATCAAACCAGCGGCGTGGATCGTTGGTATGCTTATGTTAATGGCACTGCTGAATCTGGTTCAAATCAAGGTTCTAGCTATGCAATAGGAAGATTTAACGATGCCGGAACTTTTGTCGCCAACTCGCTATTATTTGATCGCGCTGATGGTTCCGCTACGTTTGAGGGCAAGGTAGCAGGAGCCTTTAATGGCACTATCGGAGCCACGACGCCGAGCACGGGCGCGTTTACGACGCTGAGCGCGAGCAGCGGCGCAACAGCTCTTGCGATCACCGCAAATTCTACTTCGGCAAATGGCACGTATGTGCAAATTAACAACAGCGGCACGGCCAACACCTTTTTGGGCGCGTGGAAAGCACTATTGGGCGCGGGCAACGCCACCGACACTGTTCTTCTTTCGAGTGGAGCGACACTGGGACTTGGCGTAAATTCGGGCACAAATGTTCCGCTTAGCATCTCCTCCACCGGCCTCGCCGTGACCGGTGCGTTGTCATGCACGGGAGCCGTGACGATTAGCGACCGAATCAACGCTGCGGCAAATTTTGATTTTCGGGGAGCAGGGGATGTTTACACGACGCTGTCCTCTGGCACAAATTTTTACATCCGCAGCATTTCGGCGGTAAATGTTTTTACCGCTGCTGATACCGGCAACATCGGCATCGGCGTAACGGCTTTTGGCACCTCTGCCGCAAAGGTGCTAGGCATGGCAAACGCAACGGCTCCGACTACCTCGCCCGCAGGGATGGGCCAGCTCTACGTCGAGGGCGGCGCACTCAAATATCGCGGCTCCTCGGGCACCGTGACGACCATTGCAAACGCTTAAACACATGACCAACGAACAAGCACTCCAGAACCTCTACGCAGCCGCCCGCCAAGCCCCATTAAAGGCCGACGACCACGATCTTGTCCGCAAGTGCGCGGAACAGATTGCCGAGGCGTTAAAGCCAAAGGAACCGAAAGCCGAATGAGCGGGACGGCGGACACGAATTGGCGCAGCTACGTTGGACCGCAGGACAACGGGCTGACGGTGGACGCGGCTGAGTGGCAGGCTCCGCTTGACCCCGAGAACTACGACGATCTCGTAAAGGGCTCCAATGTGTCGAATCTCTGCGTGTCAGGACTAACTATTCCAGCCTCGCAGGAGGACAGCATAGACTTCGTGCGCGGCAAGGATTATGTCGTCCAGCATTGCATCGTTCAAGGGTCGATCACCGCCAAAGGCTCCATTGACGGGCTATCGCTCTACGGGTGCTCCATCTCGGGCACCATTGAGCTTGGGCAGTATGATAACTATTGGACCAAGGGCCGCGCTCCCACGCGCAACGTGTCAATAATTAGCTGCACCTCGCCGGATGGCTCGCCAATTAGGGTGAAGCTCTGGGATGCAGAAATGCCGTTTATTGAAAGCACTAACGTAAAGGTGACGAAGATTCCAAGGTGGGTCTGGTTGCCATACTTCCTGTTCCGTCGTCTTACCAACCCTAAAGCCGCCTAACGATGCTAGACCTCCTCACAAACGCACTAGGCGGCGGCGCACTCGGTGTTCTCCTTCGCATTGGCAATGGGTTCTTTGACAACTACAAAGCTGGTCAAGAGCACAAACGCGAGCTAGAGAAGGCTAAGGCTATGGCCTCTATTGCGGCTGATAAGGCTCAATGGGAAGCGTTTACGGCCAGCCAGAATGCGGCGATTGCACCTGTAAACACCGCACCTTGGGCGGCGAATGTTCTTACCCTCTTTCGTCCTGCTATTACCCTCCTTCTCCTTGTCCTAGTTACCATTGTCTTCTTCAATGTTCCAGATTTTGAACAAGCCGACATGGTGGACGAAGTGCAATTTGCGGCCTTCAATTGTGTAGGCTGGTGGTTTGGTGACAGAATGACCCGTAAGCGATGAACTCCTACGAGAAAGACATCATTGTGGCCTCTACCCCAGCGGCAGCAGCATTAGGTCTAAGCCAAATTAACCATCTTATCGGCATCATTGGCGGATTGGTGGGATTGGCCTATCTCATCTGGAAATGGCATAAGGAATACAAGAAGGAATGAACCCTCGTAAGCTACCCTGTAACAGCCCTAGGCGGGACATTAGCGGCGGCAAGAAGTCCGTAGTCCGCGCCTGTGCCAATGGTAAGTCTAAAGTGATACGCTTTGGCGACGCCAATATGTCCATCAAGAAGAACCAACCCAGCCGGAAAGCCTCCTATTGTGCCCGTTCTGGTGGCATTAAAGGCACCTCTAACAAGCTATCGGCAAATTACTGGAGCCGAAAAGCATGGTCGTGCTAATATCTTTTTATGAAAAACGAAAACTACAAGTCACGCAAGCAGATGATTAAGCACGAAAAGAAAGAGAATAAGAAGAAGGACTACGAGGGTTTTGGCAAAGCAGCCTACGGCAAACGTAAGTCCTGTTCCTAATTGTGCTAAGGCACAGTAGGGTATGATAGGCCAATGGCTCGTTATAACACTTTTGGCGAAAAAGACAGTCAGTTCAATGATGAGGTGGACATTGGATTCTCACGAATCAATGCCCGATTGCGCCCCGATCAATTAAAGTCTGGCGAGCTGGCTGTGTCCATCAATGGACGCATGGACATTGACGGTGCTTGGCAACCCCGAAAAGGGTCTAATGCTTTTGGTCCCCAGCTTGGTAATAGCGGCGAAGCGTTGATTGTTCCGTTCTACGTTTGGACCAACCGCACTATTTCTAGCGCAACTCGCAGCACAACGACGGTTACAATTACCACCTCCGTTGCTCATGGATTTACCACAAGCACACAAGTGGGTATCTCTGGGCTTACTGGAACCGTTGACCCCAATGGCAATCGCACAATCACTGTAACGGGTTCAACCACATTTACGTTTACTATTACAGGTGCTACGGGTAGCGAAACCTATTCGATTGGTGGAAGCAACTTTGCTGGGGCTCCTCTTCTGAGCAGCAACATTAACAATGCCTACGGCTCTTGCTTGTTCTCCGACCCATCGGATGACAATGACGAATACTTTATTTTGGCCCTAAATTCTAAAGCCATTGCGGTTAATTGCGCGACAGCAGCTACAACTAACATAGCCTATCCATCCGGCATCACCATAACGGATGACGTGGAGATGATTCAGGCGTTTAACAAGGTGTTCATCTTCAGGGATGGACTTACGGCCCTATCTTGGAACGGCGTTGTTACGGGTAGCCCAGCCTTCGTTAAGGTGGCAAACGGCACCTATGCCAACACAACGTATTATGATAGCAACAACAATACGGTGATAACGGATGGCGTAGTAACTGTAAGTGAAACTGCCCACGGTCTTTCTGTTGGTAGACAGATTTTTGTGGTAGATGCTGGCACAACTCCACTAGTAGAAAACGGGGCTGGTTACACCATTGCGTCTGTTCCTAACGCCAATACATTCACTTTCTTTGCCCAAGTTGTAGATCACGCAAGTCACAAAGTGACTTATTCTGTGGCTCAATCACAAGGACTTGGATTTGTTCACATGCCCGCGCCCCCGTGGGGAGTCTATCACCAACGTCGTATCATTGCTCCCTACTACTACACATCGACGGGAACATCTGGCAGTGAAGTAATTACTAGCCGCAACGTAAGGGATGAGTTGATATTCTCTGACATTTTTGATTCAGACACCTATGACCAAATCCAGAATCAGTTCAAGGTTACGGCTGGCATTGCTGACTACTTGCAATATGTCCACCCGTTCACCGACGACAATGCTGTGGTTCTCAATCGCAATAGCATTCATCTTCTTAGCGGACTTTCGGGTAGCCTGACCGACATTACACTCAAAGAAATTACACGCGAAGCTGGGCTTGTGGCCCGTCGTTCCGTTGTAACCATTGCCAATCAAATCTTCTTCCTTTCAGACAACGGTGTTTACGCAACAGCCTTCGGCGACCTCTATAATCTTCGCGGAGCAGGACTACCCTTGTCTGACCCAATTGACCCTATCATTCGCCAAATCAACAAGGAGTATGCCGACAAGTCGGTAGCCATCTATCACAACAATCGCTACTACATTGCCATCCCGTTAAACGCATCCATCTACAACAACGCCATATTGGTTTACAACTTGCTCAACCAAGGCTGGGAAAGCATTGATTTAATTGAACAGGAAGGCTGGGACGTGGCCAACTTCATTACCTCTAGTGCTGGTGGCGTTAATAGACTCTTTGCCATCAATCGATTTGGCGGCATCAATGAGGTGGAGTCCCGCGTTGATGACGTGGATAACATCTATACGTTCCCCGGTCTCCCATCCAAATCATTTCACGTTGAGTCCGAAGCGTTAACCCGCGAGTTTACATTCCAAAGTCCAGAACGCAAGAAGTTCAACAGCTTTGAAATCCATACGGAATCCAGCGAAACCAACAACTCCGACGCTCTCATTGAGGGTGTGTCTGAGAATTTGGATAGTGAATTTGAGCTTGGCACCGTATCCGGCATCCTAGGTGAAGTCTTAGCCGTTGGTGAAGACGCATCCCTGCGTGGTAGAATCGGCAACATTCGGGCTTACGGAATGCAACTTAGATATACTCCGACTGCTGGACGACCCAAGTTGCGCTTAGTAAAGCTCACAGTATCACCCACCTTCAGAGCGTTAACACAAGCCTCATAACATGGCAATTCTATCCAAAGGAGCAACGATTGTTGCCGACACGCAAGTTAGTGCAACCAACCTCAATAACTTGGTTGATGCAGCTACGTTTGTATCTGGTGCGGTTGACGGCACGACTACCCAGCTTTCGGGTGGGGCAATCATTGTTAAGGACGCCGGTATTACCCCAGCCAAACTAAGCACGGGTGGCCCCAGCTGGACAAGCGGTGGAACGGTGTCTGCCACAGCGTTTTCCGGCCCTCTTACGGGAGCTGTAACGGGTAATGTTACGGGTAATGTCAGTGGTTCATCTGGCAGCACAACGGGCAACGCTGCAACTGCTACGGCTTTAGCAACGGCGCGGGCTATTAACGGGGTCAACTTCGACGGAACGGCGGCTATTACTGTTACAGCAGCAGCAGGCACATTAACAGGCGCAACTTTGGCTTCAGGTGTAACAGCTTCAAGCCTGACAAGCGTTGGCACACTTGGTAGCCTTACCGTCACCAATCCCATTTCGGGCTCTATTACAGGGTCTAGCGGTAGCACTACGGGTAACGCAGCAACGGCCACTAAGATTGCGAGCATTACCAATTCGGACATTGTTCAACTAACGGCAAGCCAGACGTTAACAAACAAGACGTTAACCTCACCAACTATCACTGGAACGGGAGCTATTGCTGGAAACTTTACGGGCCCAATTACGGGCAATGTCATTGCCAGCATCGCAAATATTACACTGCTTGATTTGGTTCCTGAATTTGGCTATGCCACAAGCGGCACCATCACCCTCAATCTTGCGGCTGCAAGTAACGCCAAAATTGAACTGAGCGGTAATAGCACGTTTGCGCTTTCCGGCATTGATAGCGGCCAAGTAAACATTGTGGCCCTAAAGAACAATACAGGTGGAAGCATTAACACTACTTGGCCAGCTTGGACTTCTGCTGGTGGCAGTTTCCCCGCTTCCCTAACATCTGGGCAAGCAATGGTTGTTTCCCTCTATTCCTACGGTTCTACCACAGGTAGCGTTTACGCAGTTTCTTCCCTCTAATTTTATGCCTTACAACCCACAGACAGGCGAGTATGAACCAGACATGGGGCAAGTCCCGGTTAACGCTCCTGCGGCTAACCCATTTGGTTTTGACCCCGGCCAAGCTACCCGTGACTATCTTGCAGGCATAGCCAATCCCCAAACGCTTACAGCCCTCCTTGGAGCCGAAGCTGCGGCACGCCCTCAATTGGGTGCTCAGGGACTTAGAGACCTTAGCCAATTTCAGGCTGGCGCACCACAATTTAATGTTCAGGCGTTTCTTGCCGCTCGTCCCGACATCCTCAATAATTTCAACAATGACCCCGGCTATGCTCAGACATATGGAAGTCTTGAGCAATACGCTAAGGCTGCTGCTGACGCCGAGGGTCTTACGCCTCAATTTACAACTACCCAAGGTGGTAGTCTCGATCTTCTAAGACAATCTGCTGGTGTTACGAGTGGTGTAGAGACGGCGGCAAATACTGCCCTGCGAACAGCAGGAGCGGCGGATGTTGCTGCTTTGGCCCCCCAACTTGCGGCCACCTACAATCAGCTAAATCCAGAGATTCAAGGGAGCTTACAACGGGCTGAGGATTTGAGGCGAGTTCCTGATGCCTATGCTCCAATGCGGACGGCGGCTTTTAACGCTCAACAATTTGGCGATCTTCAATTCAATCCAGCCCAAGCCTCTTTGCTTGGTAGTGCTCCGCAAGTAGGTCTAGGTGGATACAACGCCGCACAAGTTGGGGCTCAAGGTTACAATCCAGCACAGGCTTCCGCACAAGGCTATAACGCGGCCCTAGCGCAGTCTCAGGGCTACAATGCTCAACAGGCGCAGTCGCAAGGCTACAATGCCGCTCTAGCTCAATCTCAGGGCTATGACGCTGCACAGGCCCAATCACAAGGCTATCAATCTCAAGGCTACACCCCGCAAGGCTATCAAGCTGCTCAGGCTGGTGCTGGTATGCAGACGGAGGCCGAACGCTTGGCCCGTGGTCAACTTGGTCAATCGCTCTATTCTCAGGCTTTGCAGGCTGGTCCTAGCCAAGCTGCTCAACTCCTTGGTGGTCGTGCGGCGGAATTTGCCGCTAGCACAGGTCAACTTTCCCCTGAAGAACTGAGAAACATTCAGCAAGGCACCCGCGAAGCCTATGCTGCGCGTGGCATTGAAATGAGCAATCCAGCCATTGCTGCTGAGGCTGCGGCTCGGTCTGGAGCAATGCGTCAACGTCAGGCTGAAGACTTGGCTCAAGCTGTCGCTCTCAATCAGGCTTATACCCAAGACCTTTCAGCTAACCGTCAATTTGGCACAGGTCTATATGGGCAGGAAATTGGTTTGCAACAAGCCAACCAACAGGCCGCGCTTCAGGCTGCTCTTGCCAATCAACAGACTGGCCAAAACTTGTCCTTGGCCAACCTTCAAGCCACCAATCAAGCTGGTCAATTTACCGCTGGTTTGGGTGCTGAAGCTGCTCAGTTTGGTGCTAATGCAGCCAATCAAGCCGGTCAGTTTGCGGCTACCGCTGCAAATCAGGCTGCGTTACAGAATGCTCAGTTGGCTTCTCAGGCCGGTCAGTTTGGGGCTAGTGCGGCCAACCAAGCGGCCATCCAGAACGCCCAGAACATATCCCAAGCCAATCAATTTGGGGCTGGAGCGTTTAATCAAGCTCAGTTGCAAAATGCCTTGCTGGGCTCACAAGCTGGGCAATTTGGCGCATCTGCGTTCAATCAGGCTCAATTGCAGAACGCCCAGAACATTTCTCAGGCTGCTCAATTTGGTGCTGGGGCTCAAAACCAAGCATCCCTAGCCAACCAAGCGGCGTTTAATCAGGCAGGTCAATTCGGGGCTGGAGCCCAGAATCAAGCCAATCTTTCTAACCAAGCTGCACTCAATCAGGCAGGTATGTTCCGAGCTGAGGCTGGCAATCAAGGCCAGCTTACAAATGCTCAGCTACAAGCTCAGTATGCTATGGCCAATCAGGGTGCGGCCAATCAGTTCTCCCTCGCCAATCAAGCTGCGGGTATGGATTTGAACGCTCAGAATCGTTTGTTTGCCGCCAATCAGCAACAGCAGAACATCTCCAACCTTGGTCTAATTGGACAAGCTGACTCGGCTACTTCTGAAGCTAACAGGGCTTATGCTCTCAACTTGGCCCAAGGCTATCGTGGCGCGGCGTATGACCCAACGGCTATGCTGTTAGGTCAACAGAGCAATGCCGGTCAAACCGCTGCTCAACAGCAAGGGTATGCTCTGGACTTGGCTAAGACGTTCAACACCCCCACAACCTACAATCCAGACACGGGTATTAACTTGGCGTTGGCCAATCAGGCTAACATCACGAATAGAGACATTGCCCAGCAGTCTGCTGCTGCTCAGTTGGAAGCCGCTAGGATGGGTGCTTCTGCTACAAAAACTGCTGGTGTTGCTTCTGGTGTTGGTTCATTGTTGGGCGGCGCAGCCGGTGTAGCCTTGGCTACAAAAGCAATTCCGGCTCTCGTCGCCTTTTAATGCAATATCAAAACAAGATAGATTATGCTCATGCCCTCATTGAGCAAACGCTAAAGCGTGCCCAAAATCCGGCAATCATGTGTTCCTTCGGTAAGGACAGCATGGTTGTTCTAGATTTGGTTCTAAGACACATCCGCAATATCCCGGTTATATTCCATCGAGAGGCATTCCAGCCCCATAGGTATCGCTTTGCAAACAGCGTCATAGATAGCTTTAACCTAACTGTTTACGACTATCCGCCACTATCAACCGAAATCCAAGAGCACAACGGGGAGGTTGAAATAGTAAATTACTACCCAATTGGAAAGCAAACTTGCATGGTTCCAACTGGTATTCGTTCCCCACGAGAAGGGGAACAGTTTGTTTGCGGCTTAAAAGACATCTACCTCAAGCCAACAGGTTCATTCAAATACCCTTGGGACTTTGTTTTTCATGGGCACAAGTCCACGGATAGCGACCCGATCTACGGGAGTGTTCCATTGAATTCAGACATTGCCGTAAACCTTGAAAGCGCAAGTGCGGCCTTTCCTATTAGGATGTTTACGGATGACGATTTATGGCGATACACCGAGGAGAACAATGTCCCTATCCACCACACCAGATATGTGAAGGAAAACGGCAAGTGGAAGGAGCGCGAGGATAAGAGCATGAATCCAGACTATTTCTCGGCTTGCACGGCCTGTATGAGCAAGTCTTCACCCAATTCTGTTCTGTGCCCAAAGATGGGCGGGGCTCTGGTTAGCAATGTTTCAGAGCAACTTCGTTGGGCTGCTAGAATGGACCCAGTTTACATGAGGCAGTAACAACACTATTTTTATGATTGGAAGCTCCGTAAATCCCGCCCTAGGTCGCATTGACTACTCCCCCATCACACAGGGGGCGCAATCTGCTGCACAAAGCATCCAAGCAGGCGGCCAAGCATACGGCCAAATGTTCGCCAATCTTGGCCAACAAATTGGTAGTGGCATCCAGCAATATCAACAGAACAAGCAGAAGCGCGATTTCCTTGAGGCACAGGTAAGAAGCAACATCGGTGAAGCAATTCAGTCGATGAATAAATTTAATGCTGATTCTTCAGCTTACGGCGGCAAAGCTCCCATTCGCCCTGAAGCATTTGAGAATATTTCTCTTGGGGAACTTCCTAGGATGCCTATTGGTAAACTAGAAGCACTTGTTACCCAGACAGAAAAACTGCTGCAAAAACCACGGGCAATTGAGAGCTTTATCCAACAGCAAGCCCTGACGGATGCCGCAACCCAGCAGCGTAATACAAGGTTAAGTGATGTGTATCAGAAATATACTAAACCCGCCCCACCATCAATGATTGCAAGGCCGGGACTTGAGGCAAAGCCAATGGATCAAGTTGCGTTTACCTCTGATTTGCTTAGAGCTGGAGCAACTCCAGACGAAGTTGCTACCCTAACAAAAGCAATGCCATTTGCTCAACAACAGCAATTGGATACAGCATTGCATCGTAATGTCATTGCTACCGTTAATGCAGAAATTCAATCGGGCCTTCTTAAGCCACAAGATTTTGAGAAACGATATGCCACGTTGATGGCTAATAACGGAAGAAATGTTATAGAGCGTTTTCCTTCTGCTGGAACATACGTTCGTAGAGATAATCAAGGTGGTGCTGTTCAAGCTGTTAGAAGCACCAACACTGGTCAAATTGGAGTCGTTGATGTAACCGGAAAATTTAATCCGATAGACAGTGAGGATTATATGCCGATGACTACATCTGATGCTAATATCTTTTTAGATGGTCCAGCATTCAAAAAGTTGGGTCAAGATTTAGTTGACCAAGAAAATGCCGTAAAAGAAATCAACCGTTTTGTTGAAGGTGTAGGCAGTCTTCCTAAGGGCATAGATAAACTTGTTAATGCTGCTTCCGCAAAGATTAAGACAATTTTTGATGCTGGTCCTCTTACGGAGCAAGAAAGAGCTGGTGGATTAAGTCAAGCCAGACAACAGGGCTTGCTTGGTGCTCTTAGAACTACTATTCTTGGTCCCGGCGTTCTAACTGAAATTGACGCTCAACGCATTCTTGATCGTATTGGTGGCGATGTAACAAGCGTTTCAACCAACCCAGCTTTGTTAAGAGATATTGTTGCCGAAGTTATTGAAGGCAAAATGAATCAATATCAAGAAAACCTGAATATCTACAATAGCCATGTTGCAGGACGCTATGGTTCTTGGGGGATAAAGCAAAGAAATCGTATTGCTCCGTTTACTGAATACAACTTAAATACGGTTCCATTGGGTATGGATTTAGATATTTGGAATGCTATGACCCCAGAGGACAGAAAGAAGTTCCAAAAAACTAACTAATCATGAAATATACACCAGAACAAGAAAAAGCTATTGCTGATGCTAGGGCTAGATTGCAAGCCCAAGTAACATCAACCCCTGCTGTTTCTGCTGCTCCCGCTGCTCCTGCTGGAAAATCATTGATGTCTAAAGCACCCGGTATGGCGGCTGACATTGGATTGGAAGCAGGCGGAGCTACTGCTGGACAAATGATAGGTGCTATTGGTGGTCCAGTTGGGGTCGGGGTTGGTGGTTTTATTGGCGGGGCCGGTGGCAATGCCGCAGCTCAGATGCGACAAATCAAAGCCGGTGATCGCTCCAAGTTTTCTGTTCCAGAAATGCTTGGCTCTGGTGCATCTTCAATGATTCCCGGTGGTTCTTTGTTTAAAGCAAGTGCTACAACCATCGCTAAAGAGGTGGCCAAACAAAGCTCCGCTCAACTCGCGGGCATGGCAATTGAGAGTCTCGGTGAACGTGGTGACATATCAAAGATAACTGCTCCACAGGCCGTAGTGACGTTTCTAGGCACATCTGCTGGTATTGGTGGCGCGGCGTTAACTGATATGGGCAAGAAAGTTCAAAGGCAGCTAATTGACAAAGCCGACAAAGCCGTGAGGGATAAAACCCTTGAAGAAGCTCGCAAGGAGGGATACATCATTCTTCCCTCAAGTTTAGGTAAGTCTGGTGTTGTTACCGATGCTCTTGAGTTTATTGCTGGAAAGTCGGCCACAATGTCAGATATTGTTGAACGCAACGACTTTGTTACTAAATCATTAGCTAAACGAGCCGTTGGTATTCCTTTGACTGAAACTCTCGATGTTGCAGCGTTGGAGAGTGTTCGTAAGCGGGCCGGTGAAGTTTATGCAGAAGCCGCTTCTGTATCTGGCAAGGCTTCTAAGGCTCTTGATAGCTATAAGATCGCAAGGGATGAAGCTCGCATATTTAGCATTGCGTATGAACGTAACGGTCAGGCTGCTGATCTAAAACAATTCAAGAAGTATCAGGCGAAAGCTGATGGCTATTGGTCTGTTATTGACAGCGAAGCAAAAAAAGCTGGCAAGGAAGATTTGATTGATCGACTACAAAAGTCTAAGGTTCTTATTGCCAAAACTCATCTTATTGAGGATGCTTACAACACCGGTGCTGGCACGGTTGCGGCAGACATTATTGCTAAACGTCGTGCATCTGGTCGGGCTATTCCAACGGATGAATTAAAAATCATTGCCGATTTTGCGGAAGCATTCCCAAGGGCTTCAGATGAAGCAATCGAACGATCTTCATCAGCCATTGTAAGGCCATTAGCTATGGCTTCTGTTCCGGCCATTGCTTATGGTATTACAAGAAATCCAGCTACGGTTGCCACTTTTGCGGCGTCAACACTATTTGCGCCAAGTGCAGCAAGGGGTGTTCTCACATCCAATCTCTATCAGAAGTTAATGGCTACGCCTAAATACAACGTCAATGTTCCGCAAGACCTTGGAGCAATGTTGGCTCAAATGGGTGGTATGGCTACTGGTCGGCAAACAGCAAATCTCTTTCCCGAGAAAGAAAACAACTACTTCCTTAAGAAGAACTCTAATCAACCGGCTCCATCGCGCTAATCCCATTCCCGCTCAGGTAGAATTGGAGGCCGCAATTGGCTCCGCCCACCACTTCACAATGGGCGGTAAGTTCTTTGTCCACGCTTAGCATCCTGAACTTGTAGTGTTTTGGTAGTTCCATGAGCCTCTTGTCGTCTAGCTGAACTAGCACTCCTACCTCTTGTGGTAGGTTCTTAAACCAATAGAGCGGGTCGTTGGGGGATGTGTTGTTCATAGATTTTGTAAGGGAGGCTCAAACTCCCATCCTCAGTATGGCCCCCACCTCGTCAGGTGGGTAGCCCTGAAATGTTATTCTTTAACACCATTACAAAAAGTATTGAGGTCGGCGTTGCGGCCAAGTTCAGCGTGCCATGTTTCGTCTGGCATTACGGCGTATTCCGTAAGGACGGATGGGTTGGGATGGACGAAGGAGTCATCATTCCAAAGGATGCGGTTGTTAGGTTGGGCCGCAATTTGGCCTGAGCCGTCTTCCAATAGGAGCAAATGATAGCATTTGTGCTCTGGGGGATATTGGGAGTAGCCGTTGTCCGTGTGGTCTAGGGTGAACCAATAGGAGGCCGGGACCATGAGCCCGTCCCTTGTTCGATAGGAGCAGCCCATCTCCCGTAGGTATTCGTAGGCTGTTACCGAGAAATCCCATCCATGGCAGTCCCAGCTCTGGAGTTGTGGGAGTTGATGCCGGGGAGCGTTCTCCTCTGGTTCTGTATGCCGCAGTTTGTGTAGGGGTATTCTAGCCCACTGGCTACCCACTTCTGTCATTATGGAGAAGTGGAGAGCGCGGGATGGGAGGGAAGTAACACCAAATATGACGCAGCGGTCAAAGCAAGCGGATTCCTCAATAGAACCCCGTAGGATGTTCTGGTCAACCAGTCCATAGAGGTGTTGAGGAACTGAGGCGTTTAGTGTGTGGTGCATTATTTTTTGGCGTAGCGGTAGTAGGTGCCGCGTTTTCCGTCAACGACAACTCCTGCTTTCTTCTCAAGCGCACCTAGAGCAAGCCAAGACTCAATTCGTGAGCGGGCTGTGCTTCTGGGGCATTTGTAGTTGTCCATGAAATCTTGCATGGACCACCACCCGTCCTTACGGGAAACGGTGTCCTCCGCCATTAGTTTGTCCATCTCAGACCAAGGGTTGGTTTTCATTAGTAGGTTTTTATGTTTGTGGGAGCGCGAAATTTGCCGTTGATGCCGCGCACTTGAAAGATGGAATAGCTTCCGTCGTCTTCTACCCAGCCATACACCCAGCCGTGACTCCAGCGGAGTTTGCCTGTCTTCCTGTTGGCGTAGCCGGGGTTGAGGTCGCAGAGACAGCCTATGCAGCGGGCTTCTTGGGGCTTTAGGCCGGGGGTTTGATAGGACTCTATGCTGTGGCAGTGGCCGAAAACTACGTTCCCGTAGATGCGGGAGTGGGAGGCGCAAGCTGACATTCCCGTGTGGAAGCCATGCACTACGTTTAAATGGCCAATAGAAACAACCCCTAGACGGCTATCGTAGGGGATTAAAGAGGCTTTGTTCCTCTTTGCCACCATTTGTATGTCCTTAACCATTCGTTGCCCCAAATCGGCTTTAACGGCATCTGTGGACTCGGCTAAGTCCCATGCCCTCACGTCGTGGTTGCCTAGCATTAGGGTGTTGTCCTTTCCTCCCTTGAAGAAGGAGTCGGCAAATCGCGCCCCTACGTCAAAGTCATCCCTCATGCTTACAGACCTATCTTCCTCTGAGGCTCCCTGACGGATGGCTGAGAAGTCCCATAGGTCGCCAGCTATCACCCTTATCTCAGGGTTGAAGTCTTTGGTGAAGGCTAAGGCGGCGGCGGTGGCTTGAGGGTCTGCGTGATTGCCGTGAATGTCTGCGACTATGACGAATTTCTTCATGTTATTTGAGTTTAGCAGCTTTACGGACAAGTCTTTCCTCGGCAGTTTTACCATCGTGACAGGCTACACAAAGGGCTTGGTAGCCGTCCTTCTCCACAAACAAGCGTTCAATGAAGCTGTCCCAGCTCACCCAACCTTTAAGTGGGTCAACTACGGGGTGGATGTGATCGATCTTTATGTCCTTATTCCCTACGCTCTTTAAGCACAGGGAACAGGTGTAGGTGTTTCTGGCAGTCCTAGCATTTTTGCGGCACGTGAACTTCGGAGCCCAACGAGACGAAGCCCTACGCAACGCAGAGGTGATGAAGCTCTTCTTGCGAGCCGCAGTCCATTGTCCGTTGCAGTAGGGCTTGTCATTCATTGTTTATCAGTTGCTTTGCCTGTTAAGACTTTAATGATTTCTTCAGCTGTTTTCTGAAACGAGGGGTAATTCAGAACACTAAAACTCTTACCGTGTTTAGCGATGAACCACTCCCAATCCTTCTTCTCCTCGTCTGACAAAACAAGTTTTACAGGCTTAGCCTCACAAGCTTCTGCAATGATGGTAATAAGATCATCCTCCATTGAGATTGCGGCGGCGTGGATAGCCACCTTATCCGGCACTATTTCCTGACGAATAGATGTGCATCCATCCTCTATTTTAATGAGCCAAAACCCCTCTCCAAGCCCATCAAGGGCATAGGGGTCGTTAACTCTGACAAAACGCTTCCCGTCTTTACGGTAGAGTTTCTGGTTTTCTCTGCGAGCTGCGAGCGCGAGCGGGTGGTCGGTTTGCCACCGATAACGAATCTCGGCTTGTAAGCGTTCGCATTCTTCTTTGAAGTAATCTCGATCTTTTGTTTTCATAATGTTATATTGTTTCTAGTGCAAAAATTAAAGCTAAGGCCTTGCTGTTAGCGTCAGTAAACCCAGCCAGCCCGTTGTTCCATTGCCACTTCCACAACTCACCCTCCTGCCATAGCTTCAGTCTAAACCCCATGCTAGAGAGCAGGGAGGCTTTGGCACTAAGGATAGAGTAGGTGCGGGGCATCATGGCTGAACAGGCAGGGCCAAAACCTTTTGCCATGTATCTAGGTCAAGGGAGCCACCAGCTTCCCCCATAGCCATTGCCGAACCTATCTCGCGCTGCACTTGTATTTGGGTGTGCGGTTTTAGGTCGTTCCAGCGATTTATGAGAACATCAGCCACAATGCTTGGGGCTGTGGTCTTACGTCCAAGGGCATAGCGAAACGCAAACATTAGGATGTTTTCTTCGGTTGGGTTCATGGCGTGCCTTTCATGGCGGCGTCGATTGCGGACCGCACGTCAGCAATGTCACCATCGTTGACCCAAATGTTATGCACAGCTGATAGTCGCTTGTCTGGAGCCTGCGCTATCCAATCGACCCGCATTTGATCGGTTCGCAGTCGAGCAATTTCCCTATAGTAAAAACCAGTCTTTACTTTGAGGTCACTGATTTCCTTAATTGCAATCCGCAGGTGATTGCGTTTTGCCTCCATCTCGTATTGCAGCTGCCGTCGGAGATCGATGCACTCTGCGATGTACCAGTCGATGTCGCGATGGTTTGGTTTTGTCGTTGGTAGTGTCATTTGATGTAATGCTTTGGCGTGTCGATTGGCCTCGGCGATCAGGTGGTCGCTCACGTTGGCGTTCCTCCTTCGTTAACGTGTTGATCCATGATCTTATCTTGTCCCCAGTTTTTAGTTTGTATCTCGTTTTTTAACTCATCTGCTCTTTTATTTAGCTCCTCCACATTCACACCCTGCATCTCGAGGTATGCGTGGACTTGTTCCGGCGACATAGCGTCCACAACTTGCCCCAACCTATTGGCCTCGTAGTCAGCTATCGCATCTTCTAATTTACTTATTGCGCGGTTCATTTTGCCGAAGGCGCGTTGATGCGTGGTGCTAGTTAATTCGTACCAGCAAGCAATCACTCGATTTGCGCGGACCCGAATTAAAACGAACGGATCTATGCGACCTCCCATCGTATCGTTGTCCGATGTCTCGTCGGATTGGTCTTCGCTCACGGCTGCTCCTTTCGTGCGGCGTCGATTGCGGCGCGAGCCTGTTCAGCGCACCACAAGCCATTGCACGAAATCGTCCCGCACTCCGTTTCGTGCTTGGTGCCGCCGTTCTCTGCAATGAACGCAAGCGCAGCCTGAAGCTCGGCGTTCTTTAGCCTTAGCTGTTCATACTTCCCAAGCTCTCCATGCCCATTTTTAATGGCCGCAAGTTCGCTTTCAAGGCGTCCAAGTTTTCCCAATAGGTCGGCTTCTCTTTCCCCTGACTTACCAAGCAGACGGGCTTGCTCCTCAATTTCGCTAATCAAGTCAATCTCACGGTCGTCGCGGGACATGAGAAGTAGCTTTTGCCACTTGGCGTTGTCAACCTCGGCTTTCTCGGCGCGGTCTAATGCAGCAACCAATTTTTGCCGAAGACCCACGGCAGCATTATGCTCTTCAGTCCCATCCTCTTCGATGGCCGCAAGCTGGGCGCGGAGGCGGCGGCGATCTGCATCTGCACCAAATCTCAGGCGTTCGGTTTCGGTAAGTTCGCGTTCGAGGGTGCGGGCTAAATCGGTCATCTCCACAATGTATGCAGGCTCTGGGTAGCCTCTATGCGCGATGGCGTTGGTTCGTGGCGTCGGGTGGTCGGGTGGGTTCACTTGCGGGCCTTTCGTTTGGTGCAGGGTATGCCAGCGGCGGTCAGCGCGGCGTAGGCCATTGCTCGGTATTTAATACCCGGTGCATCGGGTGTAAGCGTGAATCCGTTCTGGTTTGCAATGGCCTCTGATACGCGGTCGCGAATCGCCTCCACGTCGTCCAGAGGAATCACGGCGACGCGGACGGGCTTTGTGCATCCGGCTGCGGCTTGTTCTGCTCGCTCGCGGTCGGGATAAATCGAAGGTGCTCCCACGAATTTCGGATAATAATTCGCCCACATCACGCGGGGCTTGGGTGTTTTGTTTTTCATTTGTTAAAACTAGCTATCACTGTGTTACCTAAGAACATTACTGCTGCGTTTATGTGTTTGCATCTGGTGCGTTGAGGGTTGCCGTATTCCACTACTTTCTTTGTCCGGTCCCATTCCTTCTGGCATCGAGTCATGAAGTCGGCGCAATTACAGGCTCCGTTGGGACAATTCTCGTCTAGGTCAATGGTGTATTTTACGTCCCGGTCGGCGGATTCGCATTCTATCTGCGAGCGTCCAATCAGTTCACACTTCATGGCCGGTGTCTGGAATGTAGTGTTCCAGTTCGTGAATGCGGGCAATGTTGAGGAGAGCGATAGAGCCTTTCTCCAGCCTTACAAGGGCGTTGTAAAGATCGGTGGGGTTCTCCGAATGGATGCAGTCCCCGAGCATGTGGTTGATTAACTGGTCAATTTTTGGTTTCATAATAGGTAGCCTTGTTCCCTAGCCCAGCTAGGGTGATGGTGAATGTTAGTGTGGCAGGAACGACAGGTTTGCAGCCATGTCGTTGTTTCGTTGGTCTTAGAGCCTCGGCCTTCCTTGTGGTGGATGTCCGTGGCTGGTTGGTTGCATATGGCGCAGAAGGGCGACTCCTTCAGGAAAATGCGCCTCAGTTTGGTGTATTGCTTGTTCCTTGCCGATTGCTTGGAGCTTACTCGTTTCAGCCCCTTGCTCTTCTTCTTCTTCGGCAAGAAGTAGTTTACGCTACTCGCGGGTCGTAGTTGTTCTGTCGCCGCCATAAACGTGTGAGGCACAGGAAGTCTTTGTAGGACTCCATGAGTTGCGCCCCGTCATACTTCACTACGTCAATGCGTCCCGGTTCGGTCGTGGAGATGTAGATGTTCATGCAGAGGGCATCGGTGAAGAACAAGTCTTGGTAGTGCGCGATGTAGTAGGCCGCGAGTTGCATGGGGTGCGTTTCACCGGGGAAGATTGGTTCCTCTGGTTTCGTCCGCTTGCTCTTCCAATCCAAGATGCCTTTGCCGTAGGGACTCTCAAACACTACATCCGTAGTCCCTGCGTAGCCTTGCGTAGCGTTTACGAGAACGGTCTCAGCCTTGACTACTTTGATGCTCAGGCTTTCCAGCTTGGCGAAGGCTGGTTCTACTAGCTCAGACAGCATACAACTACGCTCCTCATTCAGAGCTACCTCATGATCGAAGTATTCTTGACCCTTCAGCTTGCCCTCAATGGCCGCGTGAATGGTAGTGCCAAGATCGGCTGCGCCCATGCCGTCTTGCTTGGACTTCTCCAGCATATTACGAACGTAGTCCCCCATCTCCTCACCGGGGTGTGGAGGCATCTGGAAGCAAGTTTCGGCCACCTTGCTCATCTTCCAGCGTTCTAGGCCGGGGCTTGCCAACATCTTCGTGTAGGCTGTCACTGAGGGCAGGAGCTTCTGCTCCCGTGCGTCCTTTAAGTTGGTGGGACGGGTGGGGTTCTTAGCCCCCTTCTTTGTGGCCTGCGTGTGGCAGGCTTTGCCGTCTAATGTGTAATAGTGTTCGCTCATTTGTTTGTCTCCATGTTTTTGATGCGTTGTTGAACCATTTCTTCAAACTTCTCGTTAAAGGCTTCGACTAACATTTTTGCAGCTTCTTGCGTGGCTGCGGATGCACTCATGCCTTCACCAATAATCATGTGACCGTCGGCAGTGATGCGGAGCACTTCTCTACCCGGCGTACTAAAGGTTATTGAGGGTTTAATCGACGGGGAGCCCGCAAGTGCGTAGCTCATTGTTTACCCTCCCGTGCGGCGAGCATTGCGTCGGCGATTGCGTAACAATCAACAGCGAGGATGTCTCGGTGTTCGTAAGGGCTTAATAACCTATGCGTTTGTCCTTTGAGTGCCGCCGCCGCGAAGTAGTCGCGCAGTGTCATGCCGTTTTGGCCGTGCAAGGTTATGGCGCCGCTGGTGCCGCGTGACTCTGGACGAGGAAACGCAAGCCCTCCGTCGTTAGTAGTTTTCATGGTTGTTTGTTTTTTTCTAAGTCTTTTGATATTTCTTTGCTGAGAGCCGCAAGTTTTTGCAACTGTTCGTGGAGTAGTTCCACTCCCATTTCTTTTCCGTAAAGTCCTGCAAATTCACAGGCTCCTAAGAGTCTGCCTAGAGAGTGGGTTATTAGATAGTCATTTTTGTTCATGTTTATTTAAGTGACCGCGTATTTTCGCACGCCCACGGTCGGGCTCGGAGGGTTCTGGTTTAAGTCGATACCGGCGACAAATTAGTAGGGCTGTTCTTCGGAGGGTTCGTTGCCGGGCTCTGGTGCAAGGTTGCCCGCTTGTAGCTTCTGAGCCACGCGGATGAGCATGGAAGCATGGTGCCAAACTGAGTTCTCGTCAATATGGACGCCACTCGGAATGAGGATGTCCACGGCTTTGTTAATGGCCATGCCTACCGTTACGCCCTCAATGCGCGGGCTTTGGGTGTATGGTGTTGGGGTGCCTGTAACCGTTGGGGTGGGCGCGGATTGCGTTGCCTCGCCTACTGGACTGATGATGGACTTATCGCCCAACACCACTTGACCCTTGCCCTGATAGTCATCACCGCGCTTGATGCCCATTCCGCCAAACTTCACCAACTTTCCTTCAAGCGGGGAAAGATCGCGGCTAAACGAAGTGGCGGAGACTTCTACGCCATCACCCGAAAGGGTGGCTTTGTAGAACGTCTTGCCTGTCTTCAGAGTGTTCACGGCTTTGCAGCCGCTCACATTTGCTTGGAAGGTGCCGGAAAAGAAAGTTCCCGGTGCCGAGTTTACGAGGTCTTGGAGTGTCTTATTCATTGTTTTTTAGGTTCTGGATTTCTTCGCAGATTCGGCGAAAAGAGTTCTTGGATTGTTGGCTTGTTAGGCCAAGTTCGGCGCACATTGCTTCGTAGGGACATCCTTGGAGGCCGCGACGATATTCGTAGAACTCGTCGCCATCAACGATGTGGCCCACCTCTGGGTGGTCAACGAGCATGAAGTCGCCGTCAATATGGCAGTAGTCGGTGGGGAGAACAGTCTCCCCGATTCCTAGCAAGCGTGTGTTTTCTATGTTTATGTTCACTGTTTTTAGGTTTCGTGGAATATCCACGTTGTTTCTTTATCTACCCGAAGCACCGAGAAAGGTCTATTGATTGATTCGTGTCGAGCTATTTCTTCTTTTTTTTCTTCAACTTTTGCAACTGGCTTCTCGGTAGCCTTTTCTATCGTAATTTCGTTGCCGAAAAGATCGTATTGTTTCATTCTTGCTGTTCGTAAAACCAAGTGTGAGGTGCGAAGTATTTGATGCGGGAATAGGCCAATGGACCATCCCTGAGCTTCAGTTGGAGAAGTTCGTAGTCGTAGGTGGATTGCCCGAGTTCCTGCACGTTTCCAGTGTGGGACTTGCTGGGCCGGTGGAGTGCAATGACTCTGTGCGCGTCTTCCTCAATAGACCCAGCATCGCGGAAGTCAGACCTAGTTGGCGCACGGTCTTCCCGTTCGTTGGAGCGGTTGAGTTGAGCCGCAACCATGAGCACGCATCCAAGGGTTTTGCGGAGCGGTATCATGGCTTTGGAGAGTTGCCCCATGCGTTCGTAGGCAGACCCATCGGTACCCCTGATGAGCCCGAGGTAGTCAATGATTACAAGCTGAGGCTTCCAAGAGGCCGCGAGTAGGCGGCAACGGCTCTCAATTTGGCCAACAGTCATGTCCCTATCGAACACTCGGAGGTGTTGCTCCCCCAATCGCTTCAAAGCCTTAAAGTATTCCTGTTGCCGGTCGCTCATTTCCTGATTGATTTGGCGCAGGTTTATCTTGGCCCTCTGTCCCGCGATTTGCTTCACCACCGCATTCGCTGAGGTTTCAAGGGTGAAGTAGGCCACTCGAAGCCCCCGGTTTAGGTTGTGGCTGGCAATTTGGGACATAAACGAGGACTTGCCTATCGAAGTCCGAGCCCCCACCACGACATATTCATGCGCTTCCATAGGGCTAGAGAGCTTGTCGAAGCTAGGTAGGCCGGTAGTTACCAAGTCCCGGTTGTCTCTAGTGCCCGCAATTTCCTGTTCTGCCCACAGTTTAACCTCCGTAATGAGTTGGGTAAGGCTCGGAGCCTCCGATTCTGTGGGTTTTAAGTGGGTTTGCAGCCCTTCCACGAGTGTTGACACCTCCTCAGCCTTCCCGCCCCGTAAAACGCACGCAATCGTGTCCTGAAGGGCAGGCTTGAGGGTGGCTAGTTGGCCTTCCCATATCAGGCTCTTTAGAGCTTTCTTGCCGGTGACTGAGCTTTGGCAGGCTTTTTCCGCCGCAAATAGCTCATCCGCTGGGCACTTATCGCCTAGAGCTAGGTAAACTGAGTTACAGTCGGTGAGTTGGGCCTTAGAGCGCAGCCCCACAAGGGTCTGCCAGAGGGTGCGGTGGGCGTTGCCAAAGGCTGCGTTGCTTAGCCCCTGTGCTATGCCGTCGTCAATTAACTCAGGGCAAGCCAAGCACGCCCCGATGAATATGGATTCTTTGTTCATTTGTCGTCCTCCCATTTGCCAACTGTGCGGAGGAAAGCCTCAGCGCGTTGGGCTTTTTCTTTCCAGTATTCAATTTCTTGTTTCATCTCCTTCATTTTCATGTGCGATTTGTAAGTGTGTTGATGGAATCGGTTTTCTGAGGGTGTTGCCCATTCTAGGTTTTCCACGCGGTTGTCTCCTCTGTCTCCGTTGATGTGGTTTACTTCAGGGAGGTCTTGCGGGTTTGGTATCCACGCCAAAGCGATTAGGCGATGCGTTCCTGTTGTGAGCTTCTTGGCTTTTGTCCAAACGGTTGTTCTCCAGTATCCCATGTATCCGCTTTTCGATAGGATTCTCGTTTTATGGTTTCCGCCCCTTCCGTTCTTCTCGGTGCGCTTTACCGATACGATTTCTCCACAGCGAGACGCCGCGTATCCATCCCATTCGGGAATTGGCTTCAGTTCTAAATCTTCAATAGTTTTGTCAGGCATGGAGGAATCATGGCATCGCTACCGCAAATGTCAAGCGGAACCATTATCCCATAACCCTAATGTTTCAAGAAAAGCGCGAGCCCGTTGGGCGGCGGTGGCGTGAACCAAAGACCCCTCCGCTACGATTACGGAAAGGCGGTCAAGGTAAGTAGCCCACTCGCAGTCAAGTATAAGCACCTTCTCCGCCTCGTGCATGGCGTTCAAGTCGTTGAGGTAGTCGGGAGGCGATTGTGGAAACACTTGACCGCGCATATCCATTTGAAATGGATTTGGCTTCCACCCGCACGCTTCTGCAATGGCGATACGTTGTTTTTCTTTGTTCATTTCTTTATTTTGTAGCTAATATTTTCTAACGTGGGTGAGTGATTGTCCTTATTTGCCTTAACCAACCGATCAACCGAGGGCAATGAAAGGTTGTGTATCTTACATAAATCCTTGCGGCTCAAACCCCCTCGCCAGTCTTGCACAACGGCTAGGGCTTTCTTGGCGTCAATCCTAGGCCGTGAGGCAAACTCCCGGCTCTTACCCTGTGCAATGGGGTTGTTAGCAAATCGTAAATAGTATTTTCCCATCAAAAATCTGACGGAAGCCATCGTTTCTGATATGTTCATAGGGGTTTGACTCCGTTCTTTCGGCAATGGACCTGAATTGCGGCCCTACTTACGCCCAATTCCTTCCCGATTTGCTTAATAGGCATACCGCTTTTTCGGCGTTCGAGAATAGCGAAAATCGTTTTGGCTGAGAGCTTGTTCGTTTTCCGGTCTTCTTCAATTGGTCCCCCACCTTCGCGCATAAGGCGCGGAGCATGGCGGAAGATTAGGTCTAGGCAAATACTTGCTGTGCTCATTTGTTTTCTCCAAAGTTTGGTTGGCCGCTAATAACAGCTCTCCTGAAATCTTCTGCCTGAAAAAGAATCGCTCCGTTCCAAGTAAGGATAAGAGCAGAATGCTTCTTAATGTCGTCGTGAATTTGGTTCACCATGACGACATATTCCTCCCTCTTTTCCGTGAACTCAGCTTCAGAGCTAACGGTTTTAGTGGTAGAAATCCATGTGTCATCTTTGAAATAAATCGTGAACTTTATTTCCGAGCTTTTGGGCTCTGTTTTTTTCTTTGAGAATAGGTTCATTTTGTTTTGTTTTGATAGAGGTAGTGTCTTGCTAGGTGGAGCGGTGCTCCGTGGTCCCTGCAAAGCTCTCTTAGGGTTTTCTGTGCTTTGAATAGGTCCGCAACTTTCATTGCGGCCCAGCCTCTTTTGGTAGGCAATCTAATTCTGGTCTTAACTACTGTTTCTTTAGGCATTAAGACGGTTTCTTCAGGGTTAATGCTTGTTTCTTTAGATGTTATGTCTTGTTCCATAGGTGTTTGTTATTTTCTGACAAGGTTTTGACGCCGCTACGCAATTCGCGGCTAGTTAAGCTCCCCGGCAATAGACAAAAGGGGTTCCATAGGCGTTAGCCTCTTAAGTCCCGATTGCTGCTTCCTTAGTGTTTTAAGACCTAGTTTCGGTTTTTCGTGCTCCCCGTGTAATGAGCAAAATATGGGCTCCATGCTGCAATCCTCGAATCCCCTAAAGTTGGACGGCAGACTTAATGAAAAAACCTAGCAATGCTGAGTGTGTCCCCGCTTAAGGGGTCCGGTGGTAATTGCCTTATACGCCCCCGGAACGGTGCGTCTTGTTTTGTGGGCAACAAAAAAGCCCCAGAACGCTGACACGTTCTGAGGCTTTCTATGAACTCATCGCCCGATACGGGAGATAAACCAAAAATTGCTTCAAGTCGTGTCAGCGACTACTTGAGTAGGGGATTATACCATGGGTTCGTTGTCAATTGGTTTGTCTTGTTTCTTTTGCCAGATTTCAGACTTCGCCATGCAGGATTCCAACTCCTGTTCCACCCACGCTTTGAACGCTTTTGGGTCGGTTATGGTGAGGCCGGGGATGTTCTGACACGGTATAAGGCGAAGGTTTGCTTGCAACATCCCAGCATAGTAGGCGTTACAGATATTACGTTGGCCAACTTCGGCACGGAATTCGTTTTCTGTGTTCATTTTAGACCCTCCCCTGTCATGCCATTTGTGACAAACTCACTCCAAGCGGCTTCCCTTTCCTCGTAGCTGAATGCACCGTCCCGCGAGTCCTTGCCGGGAGCCATCATGCCGGTTTCCCGGTAAAAAGCTTCCGCCGCGCTTTCATACCTTTGCCTTATTTCTCGCTCGGCCTGAGCTACCGCGTTTCCAGCCTTTATATAAACTTCCATTGACCGGTTTATTTCTTCTTGTATGACCTCCCGTTTTGCTCCGTTTCTATCCTCTTTTTCCCAGTGAATTTGAAGAATAGTCAAGTGCTTGCCGAGAACATTTTCGGCCTGCCTTAGCGTGTTAAGCAGTTTCATGGAGGTTTCAGGGTTCATTAAATTAGTAATTACGGGCTTCACCAGCACACCTCCAATTGACCGGCCCGCAGGTTAAACTTGGCCGGAACGTCAACCCAACCGCCGTCAACAGACAGGGGAACGGTCTTAACCTCCAATTGCCATTTGTGCCCGTATCGGGTCGGAACGTGAGCCGCGCAGTAAAGTCGGCCCTCGTGTTTGAATTCGCCCGCATGAAGGTTGCCCCCAAGCGGATTTCCGTGATATTGAACAGATAGTGTTTTAGTCATATGTTTTATTTTGTTCGCTGATAGAGTTCGATTAACGCTTTGGCTAGATGGTGAAATCCAGCCTCTTTTGCGCGTTCGGCTGCTAGTAAGTAGTCAAGGGGTGTCATAAGTCCCAACTGTCGTCATCGTCTTTGCGCCAAATTTGCCAAAGGACAATTAGGCCAAGCAATTGAAGGACAATTAGAACGGCCAAGCCTAGGCCGATTAGATTAATGAGTGTCATAGTGTCATTTATTGAGTGTTATCTGACTTAAGAGGCAAAGCTTTACCAGTTACCGGAAGCCGGAAAATAAACGCCCCCTCGCCCCGCATGGCATGATCGAAGAGTGCGTCAAGGCTCTCGCCTATGGGGATTCCGTAGGCTTTACGCCACGCTTGCAGGCTTGCCAGTGTGCGAGGCTGCACGAGGCCGACAAGCCTCACCTTTGGCAGTCTATAGGGCTTAGGCGTCATCTGAGAAGCCTCACCGCGAGGCATAGGACTAGCGCGCCTATGGAAAGCAGGCAGAGCGCAGCGTTAAGAATGAGACGTGTCATCTTCCGGCCTCCTGTAAAAATTGCCATTTGAACGGCCTATCCGCCGGACTAACGCATGGATGCCATTCAGTTTTTCTCACGCTATACCTATCGCCAGAAGGCGTTTCAAATAAGTCGCGTAACGCGGCCCAGCCGTTTCCATCCCCGACAAGCTGATTTTCTGCAAGTAGTTTATCAGTGTTCATTTTTTATAAATGTTTTTTGATTTTGTTCCAATAGCGGTTTAAGTTTGTTAGTTTTTGGCCCGTTGCTTTCATGGCGTTCGGCCCGCCGTTCCAAATTCGGGCTTTTACCTCGTCAGAGCGTCCCTTGGCATAGTGTTCAGTGTAAAGCCGAAACATTTGCCGAGATTTTTCGGCATCGAATCGGTCGTTTAGGGTGTAATTTGTCCCCGCGAATCGATTAACGTCCCGCACGGTTATGGCCCATATCTGAGCTATTCCCGCCGCACGTCCGCCATCCCCTACGGCAAGCGGGTTTCCGTTGCTTTCGACACGGCAAACGGCTTCCCATAGGCCCGCCCTTGCGGGCAAGGCTGAAACGGCAAGGCATAGGATAAAGAGAGCGCGTTTCATGCGATGGCCTCCCACATTTGCGGCATAGAATTATGCACGGCCCCGGCATCGGTCTTTACCTGCACGCCGTAACCATATTTCCCCTTCTCGCATGAAACTACCGTGCCTGTGGTTGCCTTTCGCTTCTCATATTCATTCAAATAGGCTGTTTTAAGCTGATAGCTACCGGCACGCAACCAACTATCGCGGGCAGGCCGCAAGCTGTATTCGCTAGGCTTTACCCGTTGGCCGGGTTGAAAGGGTGCGCTCATGCGTTGCCCTCCGCTTTGCTTATAACCGAACCAATTCGGGCGCGAATCCATTCAGGGGATTCCCCGGCGTTCGCATAAACCAATTGCAACGCCGCAAGCAACTCGGGTGCGGCTGCGAGCAAGGGTCCATTTCCTTTGGTGTTGACGTGTAAAACTGCAATTACTGAATTGTCCGCGCTTCGGATTTTTGTATCCGTTCCAAATTGGCCGGGAGTAGTGTTTTGCGTGATGTGAAACGGCCCCGGCGTGTGTATGTATTGTGTTTTTTTCATAGGTGTTCACCCCAAAGGCCCGCCCCCAACAAAGGAAAGCGGGCTTTTGATGGGTTTAAAAATCAATCAATCGGCGTGGTTTCCATCTTTCCGAGGATGAAATCGGCGGCCCTTTGTCCCTGCGCGGCGGCGTGAATTACTAATTTGCTATCCTCTTTCAATTGCTTTAGCCACCCCTGAATATAAGAGGCGGAAGCGGGCAGTGTGTTGTCAATCCCCGAAACAGCGCAAAGGAACGCCGCCCCCATTTCCGCAACCAACTCCTCCTTAGCGTAGGTTTCGCCGCCAAACGCCGCAACCTCTGCAACCCCTTTACGATTGAGGCGGCTCTCATGCCCCGTTGCGTGCGTCAACTCATGGAATAGGGTTGAATAGTAGTTTCCGGACGTGTCAAACGTCTCGGCTTGTGGCATTTGAACGCTATCCGTTGACGGGCGATAATATGCTCTGTCGCCGCCGTGTGCCAATTTGGGGGCCCTTGGCATATTGGAAACAATCTTTTCCGCCTCTGCTACGGGGTTAAACTCCGCCCCTTCAATCTTTTCCGCAGTCCATTCTATGCCCTCGCACTGTTCAACGTTGAAAACGGTGTAATACTTCAGGAAAGGGATTTTCTTCGGCTTGCCGGTAGCGTCCTTTTCTGTTTTGCTATCAACCCAATTCCAAAAAACAACCGGCGTCCCCTTTTCCCCTTTCCGCACGCTTCCCTTTAGTTCGGCGGCTTGTTTGTAAGTAAGCCAAAAGGGGCACGAATAGGGGGAAAAGGATAACAAAAACCAATTGATTCCCCGGTAGGATTTGCGGCTTCCAAAGTTTGCAGGGTTACCGCCGTTTTGCGCCTTCCAAGGTTTGCGCCATGGAACAGTCCCCGCTTCCAATTGGGAAACAATGCGTTCCGTGATAATGCTGTAAACGTCTTTCTTTTCTTCCGTTTTCATTTGTGTGTGTTTCCTGTCAATTAAGAGGACAATTGCGCCCTCCTTCAATGCCTTAACCCCGCCCCTCACGAATGAGGAGGCAGGGTTGGGAGTTGGGAGTTGCGGGGTTAGCTTAGGTTTATTTGGATTTCATTAAACCGAACCCCGGTTTCCTTGCTGACAATGAACCTCTGATCTTGCCTGAGAGCGTCAATAAGCTTCCAATTGCGGCCAATCTTGCGCCCATCCCAATCAAGATCGGTGAGAGCTTCTAAGGGAAATGGGCAAACTGAGCCCCATCGTTTTAAGTGGGCCGCTTGCTTGCTTACAAGCTTCGCAAAGATGGCGTCAATTTTTGTTTTTGTGGTCATGTGATTCCAAGGGTCGGCGTTTATGAGCAGCAGAGGCAGCGACGGGTTTCGGCGAGGGCAGCGGATTCTTCGCGAGCTAGGGCGGCGGCACTCGACCGAGCCTTGTCAGCAGCGAGACCCTTGACTATCTCGCCGAGGTTGAATCGAGCGTGCCAAAGCCCGCGCACCGATTCAGGCTTCCAATTAGTCATCGTGGAGATGCCGACCGAGGCGCGTCTAAGGCGGCGCACCGAGACGATGACTTGCACCCATTCATCACGATACCCTGACCCAGCGCGGCAAGCATTGATCGTGGTCGTCTCAAATGAACCACATGAGAAGTTTTCGGTCTCGGTGGTAACGCTAAGGCCAGCGGAGCGAGCGTAGGCGATGAGGCAGTCGGCTTCGGCGAGGGATGCGGTGTTGTTCATGATTTTTTTCGATCTTTTTTTTGCCTTCGCGGGATGCGTTGGCGATGTGATGAGAGTGCGTGAGCGTTTGATTGATTGCAAGCTTTTCTACACAAAAGAAAGAAGATAGTTCGCAAGTCGCTACGCTTGCAACGATTTGCGCGCTATCTTTTCCACGTGATTTGCGGCCTCTTATGCCTCACACCGTAAGAACAGAGCAAACAGAGAGCAGAGAGCCTGCACAAAGGAAGAGAGCCAACGCTAGGTTGCCTGCCTGCCTTGCTGCATCTCACCCCGCCGTTCCAATCGCCCGTAATGCATCACCTCCCCTTAACGATTCCCGCCTCTCGCGACTGAGACTCTGTCGCATTAAGCTCTTGAGGCTGGGACATAGGCTGTCCCACCTATGGTTTGAGATGGATACCTGAGACAAGCCGTGTCCCACCCATCCCTTGCGCGGCCTGCCGCCGGATACCTGAGACATCCCTTGTCCCATACGTTGCGACTCAGT